GTGTTCGTGTTGCTGGACGACAGGATGCAGCGGGCGCCGACCCGGTAGCCGGTGGTGATGCTGCTGTCCGTGACCGTGTCGGTCCAGGTGCCCGGCTCTGATCCGGATGCGAGCCAGACCTTGGCCTGGAGGGTGGTTCCGGAGCCCCGGAATCGCACGGCGAATCGGGTGCCAGCCGCATGGGTGAGGGCGGTGGTGATGGTGGAGCCGATCAGCGTTTCGGTGCCGGCGACCCGCTTACGGATCGTCAAGTTCACGACCTGGGTGGTGGTGAACTCGAGCCGCGCCAAGTAGGTGTTATCTGTGTCCGTGTGGCGGCCCGCCAGCGAGCAGAACTGAGACCCGCCGACCGCGAGCTTGTCGGTGGCGAAGCTGGCCGTGACTTCGAAGTCGGCCTGTCCGGTGGGCAGCGTGCCCCACCGGCTGTTGTTGACGCTGTTCACTGCGGCGAGCGCCTGGCTGCCGGACACCGAGAAGTCGGTTGTGCTGCCGCCGGTGTTGGTCCACGTCTGGCCGCTGTCCGCGGTGCCCCAACTGTTGGACACGGTGCGGGTGAACGTGTCGTAGATGCCGACCGGGTTTCCGCTGGCGTGGACGGAGGACGTAGCCGCGTTGAAGGACAAGTTGAGGAACTGGAGGCTCTTCAGCGCGTTCCCGAACGCGTAGAAGGTGCTCGTGCGCTGCCCGGACTCGCGCATCGTCCGCGACAGGTCCCCGCCGGGGAAGAAGCTGGCGCGCAACGCGTTGGACAACTCCAGCTGCACGCCGGCCCGGGTCAGACCGCGCGAGCATATGTTGTCGGGGTCGGTGCCGGCGATCTCACTGGGTGGTGCGGCGCAGGAGAAACCCGCCGCGGTCAGGGCGGAGATGACGGCGGCGACCAGCTGCCCGTCCAGGCCGCCGACCGCCACCTCTGCCACGCCTGGTGTCCGGTCCGCCATCCCGTGGAAGGACAGCCAGCGGCGGGCGCCCGGCGCGATGGCGAGCAGGTCCGGGTAGTCGATGAGCGTCGACGTGATGTGCAGGTCGGAGTTGTTCGAGGCCATGATGCCCTCGAACGCGTAGTAGGCCATCCTCGACCCGGCAACGTACTGGGCGATCTCGGAGGTTCCGGCCTCGATGGCGCCGCCGTGCACGGCCGATGAGAGCCACGACCAGCCAGCCGGCGTAGTGTGCACGCGCCGGTAATCGACTCCCTCAACATGCTCGGCCGCGAGCGCGGCATAGCTCGTGTACGGCGGCGGCATCGAGACCTCCCCTCCTCAATCACTGTGGCGCCCAGGCGGTCAGCCGCTGCGGCGGCCAACCTTCGCCCGGTACGCCTGAGTGCTCTCCGACTGCTTGATCTTCGGCTTTACCCGGACATCGATCAGGTCGCGCAACCGGTCGTCATCGAAGTGGACATGCACCTCAGTGCCCCCGGCCTGCCCGCTCGCGAGGAGCGCGGACAGCCGGTCGAGCGCGGCTGACTGCCGGGTCGGGAGCGACGGCAGGACTGCGGCCTTCCTTGCGGTGGTGGCCATGCGATGCGCTGCTGCGGCGATGTGCGGCCGGTGCGCGTCCATACCGACGACCATGCCGAGGGCGACCTGCTTGCCGACCTCGTCCCGGAACACCTGACTCGGACTCTTGATCTTCAGAGCCTTTTTGATCTGCTTGACCAAGTCGGAGGCGAGCTTGGCCATCTGCTTGCCGAGCTCCTTCTCCTGGCTCTTCAAGCCGGCGAGGAAGCCCTTCGAGGCGTCCTTGCCACTGTCGTACATCAGGTCGGCCATGTCGTGGCCGAAGCTGCTGGCCAGCTTCCCGCCCGACGCCACCAGCGAGTTCAGCTTGCTGATGTCCGTCGTGGTAACGCTCTTCGCGCCGAGGATGGCCGCGAGCTGGCTGCCCGGGCCGGCGTCGGAGAGCTGCTGCAGCAGCGCCTTGCTGGCCCCCCTGGCCTTGAGTGACTTGGTCAGGGAGACAAAGGACGACGCCGTCTTCTCCTGGCCGGACAGCTGGGAGATGAGGCCACCCACATCCGTTGCCGACGTCCCGGAGATCGACAGGAAGTCGCTGATGTTGGACGCCTGATCGCTGGCGTACTGATTGGCCGCCTTGATCTGGCTCTCGATCGACGCCTTCTTGCTGGCGAGCTTCTCGAGCTGGCCTCCCTTCTTCTGGACACTCGCCGCTGTCTTGTTGAAGCCCGCATTGAGGAGCTTCGTCGCCAACGACTTGATCGCCGAGGTGATCGCGGAAGCGGTGCCCGTGCTGAGGGTCTTCAGTAGCCCGGTGGCGATGCTGTTGGAGATGCTCGTCTTAGCGGAGCGCCGTGCGTTCTTCAGCGCGATCTCGGCGGCCGCGAGTTCCTTCTCCGCGGCCTTGAGGTGCTTCTCCGCGGCGGCTTCGCCCTTGTGGCGCCTCTTGGCGCGGGACAGGGCGTCCTTGGCGTCCTCCACCTTCTGCCTGTCGCGGCTCACCCGGTCGGCGGCGTTCTGGATCGTGCCCGAGGCGTAGCCGGGCACGCGGATGCCGTTGGCCTTGGCGAACGTCATCGAGTCCTTGTGGCTGAGGACATTCTCGCCGCCGTTGAACGAGACGAGTTCCGGCCCGCGTTCGCCGACCCAGGCCAGCCCGGGTGCGGCGCCGCCGGTGCCCTTGGCGTACCAGTGCGGCGACCGGGACAACCAAGCGCTGTAGGCGTTGAGCGGGTTGCCGTACCGGCTCGCGATGTACGACAGACCCCACTTGATCTGGGTGGCGGGGTTCGTCTTCCAGTCCGAACCGGCCGACGCCATCTTGCCTGCCGGCAGAGCCTGCGGAATGCCGTAGGCGCCGCTGCTCTTGTTCAGCGCCCGCTCATTCCAGCCGCTCTCGCCGTTCCAGAGCGCCTGGAGGGCAGTCCACTGCGGGCCCATCCAGCCTCGGGTAGCCGCCAGAGTGGCGCCGATCTTCTGGTTCGCCGAGGATCCTCCGCCGCCTCCGCCGAGGCCGAGCAGGCCGAGGATGTCGCCCCCCAGGCCGCCGAGGGCCTTGAGCGCCTTGCCGGGCAGCTTGGTGATCGACACGAGGCCCTTGTGAACGATCGAGCCGAGCGCGTGCGGCAGGTCACCGAAGATGGTCTTCGCGATGTCCGTGCCGGACGTTGAGGCCATTCCCTTCAGCAGACCGCCGACGAGGTGCCCACCGATGCCCATGAACACTCTGGACGGGCTGTGGATGCCGAAGAAGTGCTTGACGGATCCGACGATCGGGTCGATGAAGTACTTCTTGATCCAGCCGCCGATGCCCTTGATCGCGCCGACGATGCCGGACTTCAGACCCGACAGCAGATGACCGCCCGCCGACCACAACCACTTTCCAGCAGTGGAGAAAGCCCCAGTGACCGGCTTGATCACCCACTTGTTCACGAAGCCGCCGATCGCGCGGGCCCCTGTGGACACGCCAGACCGGAAGCCGCCGACCATCTGGCCGCCGCGCGTCTTCAGCCACGAGCCAGACGTCTTGAAGGCGTCCGTCACAGGCGAGATGACCCACCGGTTCGTGAATCCCCCGATGGCCTTGGCGCCGGTGGTCATACCCGACTTCAGTCCCGAGACGAGGGCGCCGCCCTTGGTCTTTAGCCACGAACCGGCGCCCTTGAAGGCATCCACCGCAGGTCGGCCGATGGTCCGCCACATCCAACCACCGATGGACTTGCCGACAGAGACGGCTCCGTCCTTCAGTCCACCGACCAGGGCCTTGCCCTTGCCGATCAGCCACGACCCAGCTCGGGCGAACGGCTTGACGATCCAGCCGATGATCCGGCCGGTCCACTCGCCGATCTTGCCGCCGATGCTTAGGATGCCGCGGCCAAGGCCCTCGATCAGACGTAGGCCGGCTGCAGCGAAGCGTCCGGCGTATCCGAAGATGTTGTAGGCGAGCTTGCCGATGAGGCCGCTGAGCTTCCCCGCGGACTCGGGGAAGACTTTGGTGAAACCGGCGACGATGCCGTCCCACATGGCGCGCCCGAAGCGCCCCAGCGGTTTCAGGACGTACTTGCCGAATCCCTTCTCCAGCCAGCCTCCGAGCCTGCCGACCCCGTCCAGCAGCGGCTTGAAGACCTTCAGGAACGGGATGTGCTCGAAGACCTTGCCGAGAGCGCCCGCAGCGCGGCCGATCGGGATGACGGAGACGACGGCGATGATCGTGTCGAGCCAGTGCTTCTTCCAGAAGTCCAACGAGAACAGCGGAGCGAAAGCATTCTCGATGAAGCCGATCGCCAACGGGATTGCGCTCCCGCCGAAGGCCTTACCGACTTCAACCCAGTCGATGTTCGAGAAGATGCCGATGAGCTGCTTTACGAGGTCGGCGGTGTGCTTGCCGACCCAGCCGATCGCGTTGGCCAGCCCCTTGCCGAGGTGGCTGCCGAGCTTGCCCCAGTCGATGTGGTCGATGCCGCCCGAGATCGCATTCCGGATCGAGGTACCGAGCTGCTTCGCAGCAGACGGGGGCGCCGCGATCTTCTGAGGGATAAGGCCGTGCGCTGCGACCGAGGGCGGAATGTTCTTCGGCAGTGGCGCGGCCCGGTTGCCCGCGTTCATGGACGGGGTGACCCCGATACCGTGCGCGATCGCCGACGGCGGCAAGTTCTTCGGTGCGCTGGCCTTGGGCAGCTTGACGCCCCTGCCGCCCGCCAGGCCGCCCAGGAAGTCGGAAACGGTGCCGCCCAAGCCCTTGCCGCCGGTCAGGCCCGACAGGAAGCCGCCGATCGTCGACTCGGCCTCGCGGATGGCTCCCTTGATCTGCTGAACCGGCACCAGGCTGCCCAGGATCCGCCCGAAGCGGGATGCAGCCGGCATGGCCTTGTCGTTCAGGAAGGTCACGAACGACGTGACCGGGGGCAGCAGCACGGTGCCCAGCCGCACGGAACCCGACTCCAGGGCAGACTCCAGCCGCTTCCACTCGGCCTCGGCGGTCTGCCGCTGCCGCTTGACCGCCGCATCGAAGTTGCCGGTCGACTTGTTGACCTGGTCCTGCTTTTTGCGCAACACATCGAGGTTGTTGAGCAGGGTCAGGATGCCACTGGACGACCGACCGCCACCGAACGCGCGGGACAGGAGTTGCGACTCCTGCGCCGCCGACATGCCGCTCTTGTCGAGGTGCTCCTTCAGAAGGGAGACCGCCCCGATCAGACCCTGCGGGCCACGCATGGCCTTCGCTAGGTCCAAGCCGGTAAGGCCGATCTTCTTCAGCTGCTTCTCGGCCGCCTGCGACGGCGCACCCAGCAAAGAGAAGGACATACGCAGACGGGTCGCAGCGTCGGTCGCCGGGATGCCCTCATCGGTCATCAGGGCCAGGGCGGCACCGACCTGGTTCAGGCTGAGCCCGAACGTCTTGGCCGAGGCCAGAATGCCGGTGCCGATCGCCGCGTTGAAGTCCTCCATGCGCATGTTGCCAGCGCCGATGATGGCGTTGACCGTGCTCACGGCTTCGTGGAAGTTGCCGGCGCCCTTGATGCCGGTCCGCCACGCGCCGGCCAAGGCGTTGGTGGTCTCCTCCAAGCCCGCGCCACCGACCGCCGCCAGGTCAGACGCCTGCTTGAGGGCCTTCATCGCGTCGACGTTGTCCATGCCGACGCTCTTGAGGTGGTACAGCGAGTCGGCAAGCTGCTCGGGCGCCTGCTGCACCTTCCCGCCCAGCTTCAGTACCTGGTCCGACAGCACCTTGACGTCCTTGGCGCTGCCGCCCGCCTGGGTGCTGATCTTCGTCATCGACGTCTGGAAGTCAGCAGCCGCGTGCACGCTGGCGACAGCGAACGCGCCCGCGGCCAGGGTGCCGACCTTCAGGCCTTTGCTGATCGCCGCCCCGACCTTCGATGCCCGGGACTCCAGGCCGCCGGCAGCCTCACCCACCCGCAGGAATGTCCGGCTGGCGTTGTCGCGAGCCACCAAGTCGTACAGGACACGAGTCGTGATGCTGCCCACGGCCGCCTCCCCACAGGTTCGGGACGCGGCCGGCGGCCGGTCAGGTGATGTCCTTGGCCACCCGATCGATGGCGCGGTTTACGTTCGTCCGAGCCCGCATCCCCAACGGCCGGACCGTCTTGTAGAAGTAGGGGGACGGCTCCTGCTTCACCCAGACCTCGCGGTTGCCGAACACTGGGTGCCGCCAGGGCCGTTTCAGGCCCTCCATGTACGCCTGCAGCGCCTTCTGCTTGTCCGGCATCTTCCGGCCGTCGACGCGGATCCGGACGCCCGCGTCCTTGCCAGTGGTGCGGACCTCGAGCTTCGTCGCCCTCGACAGATGCCCGCGCAGGCCGTCAGCCGAATAGGGGCGCTTGGAGGGGATCTGGCGGATGGCCTGCCGCACCGCCGGCACCATCGGTTTCGCGGCAGCCCGCAACTCCTTGCCAAACCGCTTCTTCAGCTCCTTGTTTCCCATGCTCCGCAGCTCACGGGAGATCCGCTTCAGGTCTCCGCCCGTGCGTAGCTGCACTGTGGCAACCATGCGACCTCCCGCGGGTTGACCGCCCTCACCGGCGGTGGCAGCATCCGGCCACAACCGCCACAGGGGGGATGAAGTGAGCAACGAAACCAGAGCCAACGAGGCCGCCCACTGCAGCAACTGCGACCAGGACGTAAAGCCCGACGAGAAGCGCGGCTGGGCCGGATTCCTCGCCTGGCTCGCGCTCCTCGAGTTCGGCTCCGTCGTCGCCGCCATCGTCAACGCCATCAGCTCATTCAGCCCCGACAGCGCCGGCGGAGGCATCGGGCGTCTCATCCTCTGGCCGGCCGCGGTGCATCCGGCGTGGCTCAGCATCGTCGCCGCGATCGCAGCCTTCCTGGCCGTCGCGGCGCTCGCGGGTTCCGCGAGTCGCCGCGCCGGAGAGAAAGCCAGCTGCCCGCGCTGCCACCTGCCATTGAAGGCGACCGCCTAGTCCACCATCTCAGCGTCCTTCGCCAGCTTGTCCGACGCCTCCGCGAGGATGTCGAACTCCAACAGCGTCAGAGCATTGATGTCGCCGGGACGGTATTTGAAGTGGTAGGCGAAGGGGGCGAGATACTGGTAGTACCGGGCGTCTGGGTCGTCCCACTGTCGCCAGGCGGCGTAGGGCCCACCTGCTGCTGAGGCGTCCCCGGTTCCCCCTCTGTCGCCTCCTCCTCGTCGTCCATCGGCTCGAGTTCGATGTCCGCGAAGTCGAGGGAATCCAGGTCCGAGAAGCGCAGGGTCTCGCCAGCGCGCTTCTTCGCCAGGTAGATCAGGGCCTGGATGGCATCCGGGTCCATCTCGTCGACGCCGGCGGACCACTTCGGGAGGGTCATCCCGGTGTAAGTCTTGAGCTCGCGGGCCTCGGCGAGGAGAAGGTGGTCGCCATCGAACTCGTAGACGACGCCCTCAACGGTCAGCTTGAGCACAGTGCTCGTTCCTCCTGCTACAGGGTCGCGTCGGCGGAGACGATCCGGACCTGAATGGGCGGGTTGGACTCGTCGGAGTAGGCCTCGAAGTCCGTGGACATCGACACGATGTCCGGCCCGCCGACGTTCGGGCTGGCACCCTTCAACTTCACCGCCGGGAGGATGACCTCGAGAGTGTCGCTGCTGCCGGACGCTCCGATCGGGTCGCCGGTCAGCGTCAGCACCAGCGCCGTGGTGGTGTTGTTCGTGAACAGGTCGTACAGCTCGGCCTTGTTGAACTCGGCGGTGAGGCTGCCCGTGATGGTCGGGGTGTCGTTCTCGAGCTGTTCCGACTTCAGGCCGGCGTTGCCGATACCGAACCGGTCAGCCGCCATCGGCGCCGCGCCCTGCACGCTCACCTCGGTGACGACCGTGGCAACTGCCGTGTTGCCGGTCACCGACGTCTTGCCGCTCGTGGTGCTGGCCGTGCCGCCGAGCTTCAGCGTCGCGTTGGCGAAGCTGAACACCTTCGAGCCGCTGATGTACGACGGTGCGGCCAGAGCGGTCGCCGTGTCCTCGCTGCGGCCGTCGAACGTCAGCTTGAGCGTCGGGATCGCGTTGTCCGAGACCGACAGCTCCCACTGCGACACCTTGCAGCCGGTGTAGGTGAAGGGCCTCACGGTGCCCGTCGACGGCTCCGGGCGGCCCACCTGGATCGTCAGACCCTTACCGCGGAAGTCCCCAGGGGTGTGCACCTGCTCGTAGGCGGGCGACGTGAGCGCCGTCGGCGTCGCCGACGAGGCGAGAGCGTGCTTCCACAGCAGGCCCATGCCCTTCGTGGCGTGCTCCAGCGTGATGTCACCCGAGACGCTCTTGCGGGAGATGGACACCCGGGAGGCACGCTTGTACTTGGTGCCCACCCGCAGCCCGGTCGGCTCCAGGAACGTCGGGTCGAGCTTGAGGCCCTCGTCGTTGAACTCGAAGGTGTGGTCGGGGGTCACAGCGGTGCCCCACGCGGTTTCCGCGCCCACCATCAGCTGTGCATCGAGACCGGTACCCGTAGCCATCAGCCCTCGCCGCCCTTCTCGTCAGCGGCCTCGGGGGAGGCCTTCTTCGTGCTGCGGGCCGGCGCGTCGACCGCCCAACGGGACTTCGGGAAGGCGCGGGCCTGATCGCCCTCGCCGCAGATGTAAGCGTCGTCGGTCTCCTCCATGGGCCCGGCGACGGTGACGACCTGCCCGTTGTTCACGTGCAGGCTGTTCGGGCTGTCCGGGGGCGCGTACAGGTGCACGGCCTCCCCGAGGTTGCGCAGGCGTACAGCGCCCATCGGCTCTCTCCTAGATGCGTGTCTTGCAGGTGACGGTGAACGGGAGACGGCCCTGCAGACCCTGGGCGGTCTGCTCCGGGAAGAAGTTGTGCTCGGAGATGTCGCAGATCGTCGGCGGTGGCAGTGTGAGCGCGGGATCGGCGCGAACGACCGCCTCGACCGCAGCGAAGATCTCGAACGCGCGGTCCCGCAGCGGCTTCACGTCCGTGGAGCCGCTGCGCACCAGCACGGAGCAGGTGAGGGTGATCTCCTCGTTCTTCGCCTTCGCTCCGATACCGGCCCACTCCTGCAGCGTCGACGTCGCCTGCGACTCGCCGCCCGGATCACCGTCGTAGCCGACGAATACCCACTCCGCGGCTGCCGAGTTGGAGACGAGCGGCCCGTCGACCACAGTCACTCCGGACAGATCAGGTGAAGTCTGCAGGGCTGCGACGAGCGCGTCGATCAGACCCGGTACGCGGGAGGAGGCCATCACGCCACCCCCGGCAACTGTGGCCCGAGCAACTCGATCGCACGGCGTGGGATCGCAAAGCCCCGGCCCGCGATGTAACCCTGGTCGTCACCGCCACCCATGACCGTGCCCATCGTGCCGCGCTGGGTCTCCCACAGATGCTGAATGATGATCAGTGCTGCGAGGCGGAAGTGCGCCGGGACCGCGGTGTAGCCCGCCTGGTAGGTGGCCAGCACAGAGCCTTTGACCGGAGGTCCGGACAGGACCCTCACCAGCCCGGACGTGCCGTCGACATGAGCCAAGCCGACATCCCACGTCTGCATCCCGTCGAGCGCGACGAGCGACGTCAGCGCGATCACCGGCGCGGAGCGAAGGAGAAACGCGGTCGTGCCGCTGGCGAAGTCGAGCTGATCGACCGCCGTGCGCGGGTCGACGACCTGACCGAGCTGCGTCTCCACTGCGGCCGTCGCGGCGTCGATGTAGCCCTGCAGCTCCACATCCTCCGAAGTGTCGGACGCCGCGATGTTCAGCTGAGCCTTCGCGTCCGACAGGGTCACGATCGCCACTGCAGTCCCCTCTCAGACCGCATACCAGCCCCACGCGGTGCCGTCGTAGTCGGCCAGGAAGCGCACGGTGTTGCCGGCCGCCACGGTCATGGTGGTGGTGCCGGCCGGGTGGATGAGCTGTCCGCCAGTTGAGGCCACCGTGAGCAGGTTCGAGCCGGTGTTCTTCAGCGTGTATTCGACCGGGTTCACGTCGGCGTCCGGCAGGGTGGCGGTGAACCCGCCGGCCGTGGTGTCGCACAGCAGGACGCGGTCGATGGGCGAGGCGGTGAAGCCGGCCGTCTTCCGGGAGACAGCCCTGGGAACCTGCCCGTTGACGATCTCGATGCCCGTGGGGTGGGCGATGGAGACCCCGGACGGGGTGAACAGGCCGGTGAGCTTGAGCGTGCCGAGCGCGCCCATCAGGGCGCCGACGCCGTTGCCGTCCACATTGGGTGTGGACGATTCGGTGGACAGGTGGATGTCGACGGTCGGGCCGACGCCCTGGGAGCCGACCCCGACGATGTACACCTCGTGCGTGCAGGCCTCCACGGACCCGGACAGCACCCGCATCTCGTGCACGCTGCCGACGGACCCGGCATACGAGCCCACCGCGCACAGTGCCGCCCAGCAGTACAGGACCATGATCCGACTGATCAGCGTGTGCTCGCTGAAGAAGATCCCGTAGGTGTAGCCGCCCTGGATCGATAGGTTGTCCACGATGGACAGGTCGTTGTTACCGGGCGCGGGCATGAGGCAACCGACAGACAAGCCCGTGCCGAACGTCCCCGGCGAGGTGTAGTCGGTGGAGCTGGGCACCGTGCCCAGGGTGGAGATGGACACGTTGCGCACGTGGGCGTTGGCGCAGCCGTAGAAGTTGAAGCCGCCCCAGG